TTTGAAGGGGTCATGCACGCCCCGATGAATTGTCGCCCGACGCCGATCTGCCCGCTCACGCGGGCGCCCTGCCCGCATCCCGCCGAGTGCGGACTGATCGTCACGATCTCGAATACGGGCCTTTGGGCGCCGACGCCTCGGTGCACGCGTCCGCTCGTCCCGCTCTGGATGCTGCTCGCCGGCGTCTATTGTCTCGCGGTCCTCGGGCTGCTGGTCTATGCGTGGATCGTCGGGACGCTTTGATATTTCCGATCTTTTGATTTAGTCCAAAGCTATGCCGCGCGGTGGAAGACGCCCCGGGGCCGGGCGTCCGCTCGGTGCACCGAACAAAGTCAAGGCGACGCATACGGTCCGGATGGCCGCTAAGGCGCAAGCCGCAGCGGGAGCCGCAGCCGAGGCGCGCGGCGAACCGACCGCGTTGAACGTCTTCGAGCTCAAGCTCAAATACTGGCTGCGCGAATTTCAGGCCGAGATGGCTAAGGGCGAGGGGGCGAGCAAGAGCGCCATGGCCGCCGCGCTCGACAAGGCCGAGGAGGCCGCGGCCAACCTCGCGCCCTATCGCCACCCGCGGCTGCGCGCGGTGCTATTGTCGGAAGACGAGGCAATGCTGCGGCGCGCGCTAGACCTTGGGAAGCTGACCGATGCAGATCTCGCCGCGCTCGATCGACTTGCTGCGAAGACCGGACCTGCGGGACTTGATCCAAGCGGAGATCCGTCGACGCGCCATTGAGCGCGAGCGCGAGCGGCTCAAGCGCGACGGCGACGCGATCCGCGCCCGTTGTCGATCGTTCGCCGGCTTCGTCCGCGAGGCGTGGCACGTCCTCGAGCCCGATACCAAGCTGCTCTGGAATTGGCACCTCGACGTTATTTGCGCGCATCTCGAGGCGGTCAGCCTCGGCAAGCTGCTCGAGCTCGGGCTGCACAATCGGCTCTTGTTCAACGTGCCGCCGGGCTCGCTCAAGAGCCTATTGATCTCGGTCTTTTGGCAAGCCTGGGAGTGGGGACCGCTCGGCCGCAAGGGGCTACGATTCCTCAGCACGTCGTTTTCCGAGGACTGGATCAAGCGCGATACCCGCAAGACCCGCGACCTGATCGCGTCGCCCTGGTATCAAGCGCTATGGGGCGTCGAGCTCGTCCGCTCGGGCGAGACGAGCTTCGAGAATACGAGCCGCGGAACGCGCGAGGGGCAGGTCTTCCGGTCGCTGACCGGCGGCCGCGGCGATCGCCTGACGATCGACGACCCGCATTCGACCGAGGGCGTCGAAAGCGAGGCCGACCGGACGCGGGCGACGCGTATCTTTCGCGAAAGCGTCCCGTATCGAATTAACGACCCGCGGCAGTCAGCGATCGCCGTGATCATGCAGCGCCTTCGGACCGACGACGTCTCGGGGATCATCCTCGAGCGCGGCCTACCGTTCGTGCACGTCTGCCTACCGATGTTCTTCGAGGTCGATCGCCGCTTCGTCTCGCCGCTCGGCGAGGCCTATAGCGATCCGCGCCGCGAGGAGGGCGAGGTCATTCATCCCGAGCGCTTTACGCCCGAGGTACTGAAGCGCGACGCGCAATGGATGACCGAGTACGCCCGCGCCGCGCAATGGCAGCAACGGCCGCAGCCCCGCGGCGGCCTGATGTTCAAGCGCGCCTGGTTCGAGATCGTCGACGCCGTCCCCGCCGGCGGCAAGAGCGTCCGCGGCTGGGACCTGGCCGGGACCAAAAGCAAGCCCGCGCAAATGCCGACCGGCGGCCCTGCCTGGACCGTCGGCGTCCGGATTACGCGCGTCAGCGGCAAGTTTTATATCGAGCACGTCGAGCGAGATCGCGTCGGCCCGATGGATGTTCGCAAGATGATCAAGAACGTCGCGACGCAGGACGGCAAGGACGTCGTCGTCGATATGCCCCAAGACCCGGGCCAGGCCGCCAAGGGCCAGGTGCAAGACTTCATCGCCATGCTCGCCGGCTGGAAGGTCTTTGCCTCGGTCGAGAGCGGCGACAAGGAGGTTCGCGCCGAACCGTTTGCGGCCCAGGCCGAGGCCGGCAACGTCAAGCTGCTCGCCGGGCCTTGGAACGAGGCCTATCTCGACGAGCTCGAGACCTTCCCCTCGGGCAAGTTCAAGGATCAGGTCGACGCCTCGTCCCGGGCGTTCGCCCGTTTACTCGCTCCTGGTATCGTGCTAGCGGGTGCAATCGTGACCAGCGCGGGCCGGCGCGATATCCCGGGCCAAGGCAACGGCAACGGTGGCGGCGTGGTACGCAACGGCAACGGCCTCCCGACCGATCCGAGGATGCGGTGATCCCGACCGCCGATCAGATCGCGATCGCGATCGTCGCCGCGGCCCGCGAGACGGCCGAGCCGGGCCATCTCCTCGAGATCGCCGAAGCCTGCGTACGGGGGACTAAAGGGCTGCGGGCGCGCTTCTACGCCTTTGGGGCGCTGCGGCACGTCTTCCCCGAGGTCGCGCGTACGACGCTCGCGAAGCTCGTAGGCTGTCCGGGAATGCCGCTGACCTTCGTCGCCAACTTCCAGCACTCGGTAATCAAGCCGGTGATGTCGGCCAAGGGCCAGCTCCGACCGCACGTCGCCAAGTGGTGGGACGAGGCCGCCTACGGTCGCGTAATCGCCGCGCTCGAGGCGACGCTTGACGCCGGCCCTAAGCCGGCGGATGTTGACCTGTCCGACCTGTCCACTGGGGTGCAACAAAGACCGACGGCGCCGGCCCGCCTTACGAGGGCACCGGCGCCGTCGTTGCGTCCGGTCAGCCCGAGCGCGGCCCTTCTCGACAGCGGCGCCGGCCGTCAGCGCATCGCCCCCTTTTACGAGCCCGAGGATCAGCCGCGCCTCGTCAATCCTAACCGCGGCCGGGCCCGGTCCATGCTCGAGGACGCCATGGCCGAGACCGCCAAGCAGCAAGCGCGCCTCGAACGAGAGGGGAAGCTAAAATGAAATTGCGCAAGACCGAGGTCGCCAAGCGCTCGATCGTCATCAACGGACATAAGACCAGCGTCAGCCTCGAGCCGGACTTCTGGTTCGGCCTCAAAGAGATCGCGCAAAAGACGCGAATGACGCTGACGGCGCTCGTCGAGGATATCGACGCCGAGCGCGGCGCGCGCAATCTCTCGTCCCAGATCCGGCTATTCGTCTTGCGTCATACGCGGACGCTCGCCGGGCTATCGCCGCACGCGGTCGACAACGGCAAGCCATCGCGCGCCGATAGCGCCCTCGAAGCCCCGCCGTCGCTATGAGCTCGTCGGCCGCCGACGACATGGCGCGCGCCCGGCGCTTGTTTCCGGGGACCGATCACTACGACGTGCTCGCGAGCCTGCACCATTGGCTCAAGCCTCGCGTCTACGTCGAGATCGGCGTGCAGACCGGGCGCTCGTTCTGCCTCTGCCTGCCGCATACGCGATACGCGCTCGGGATCGACCCGGATTGCCACCTCGTCGCGTTCCGGCCGGCGGGCGTCCCGCACGATATCGTCAAGGCCGAAAGCGACGTATTTTTCAAAACTGCTGATCTAGGAACGTTGCTGGCTATTGCTTTGCATCCAGACAAAGATATCGGGCGCGAAACCTTCGACTTCGCCTTTATCGACGGGCTGCACCACTTCGAGCAGGTCTTGCGCGACTTCATGAACCTCGAGCGTTACGCCAACAAGGACAGCGTGATTGCGATCCATGACAGCTTGCCGCTCGACCGCGAGACCTCGAGCCGCGCGCTCGATACGCCCTTTGCGACCGGCGACGTCTGGAAGGCCGTCGTAGCGCTTCAGCACTACCGGCGCGATATCGATATCTTTACGATCGCTTGCCCGCCGAGCGGGCTGACGATCGTCACCAAGCTCGACCCGGCCTCGAAGGTGCTCGCCGAGGACTACGACGATATCGTCGCCGGCTACATGCCGCTCGAGGTTCACAACGACGGCAAAGCCGAGCGGGAAATGGTAGGCTTTATCCCGAACGACTGGCGCGAGATCGCCAAGCGGCTGCCGAGGATCGTTCGACGTGAGGGAGTACCGACCCATCGATAGCGTACCACACGACGGGCGGCCCGTCTTCGTCGTCGACGCCGGCGAGCGCGTCCCGGTCCCGGCAACCGTCTGCTGGAGGCCTAAGACCAAGACGGCGCCGGCCGGATGGTATTTCTATCACGTCCCCGTCTTGTTCCCGAGGACGCCGACCCATTGGGCCAACGTAAACTGGATCACCGCATGAGCGACGGCTACTCGGTCAACGTCAGCTATCAGATCGGCAAGGCCGTTCCCGCGGTCCTCGGCGGGCCGCAGGTCTTGAGCCCGCCGATGCCGCGCCCCGGTCCGTCCTATTTCTCGGGCGGCTGGCCGATCCCGGCGATGACCGCGGGGATGACGTTCAGCGAGGTCGCAACCTCGGGCCTGCGCCAGTTCGGCGGCTGGGTCCGCGAGGAATTTCTGCCGCAGCTGCTCGGCCGGCAAGCGGCGCGGACCTACCGCGAAATGATCGACAACTCGGCGACGATCGGCTCGCTAATGTTCGCGATCAGGGCGTCGATGCGCCGCGTAGAATGGCGCGTCGAGCCCGCCGACGATAGCGCGCTTGCGCAAGAGCGGGCCGACTTCGTCGAGAGCATGATGGACGACATGAGCCATACGTGGACGGACCTCGTCGACGAGATGGCCTCGAAGCTCGCGTACGGCTTCGCG